CCGTCATCATTAGCATAGATAAATCTCTTGTCTGAATTAGCCATAAGTTTTTACTTTAAGTATATCTTAAGGAGTTTTAATCGCCAAAAACAGCAACAGTATTTATTTCGCCATCAAAGGCATATGGTTGGTTATCATGGAACGAAGATACTACCGTAAATGTTGTTGTTGTGAAATTATTAAAACAACCTAAAACCCTTAGACCATCAGTAGAGGTTGAACCTGCTGCAGTACCTAAAACGTAATTTGTATTACTCATAGCGGAAGCCATAGTAATAGTTGTAGTGCCTTGTGAAACATCAGTTATAGAGCTTACATTGAAAGAATCTCTTATTGCAATTGTTCCAGTTCCATTAAAATTAACCCATGCTTTAGCTCTACCTTGATTTAATTCTTCTGCTGTTGATGAGTTGTTTCCACTTGTATCTTTTATAGAAGCTAGTCTAGTCTCATTAAGAGTTGATAATCCTGAGACAGTTAAAGAACTTAAAGTTCCAACAGAAGTAAGACTTGAAGCCGTTACTCCACTAGCCAACGTATTACCAGTAAGACTGGATGCTGCAACTGTTGCAAAAGATAAAGCACCTGATGAACCTACTTTTAAAAACTCTCCATCATTGCCAGCAGTTGTTGGCAAAGTAAGAGTAAAATTAGAACTTATTGTTGCGGGTGCTTTGATCGCTGCATAATTTGAACTATCTGAATCTCCAAATCTGATTTCGTTTTGTGCATTTAAAGTTACACCATTCTGATCTAAAAATAATTGTTCTGTTCCTGATGCTGCAAGTCCTACTTGATTTGAACCTTTTCTAAAAAAACCTGTAGTAGAATCACCAAAATGAATTGAAGGATTAGAAGCTGTTTGATTTGGTAAACCTAAAACACCTGTCATACTACCTCCAGTAGCAGGTAACAAACCTAGATTCACAGTATCTACTGGGCCTATCGTTGTAAAACCATTATTAGAAGAGTTTCTAATTTTTAAATTATTATTATCAGCAGTATCAACATAAGGCATAAACGCCTCTGTATTTGTTGGATCTGAACCTCCACTGTTCAGTGTTTTTATAGCACTAAAAACTGAATTAAGATCACTTCTAACAGAAGCTCCAGAAGCATTAGCTATGTTATAGTCTGCGACTTGAGCCATAATTAATAATTAAACACCTTTACCATATCCTACAGCAGAGAAAGTGAAAGATCTATCAACAAAACTTGTACCATTCTTAATTGTTACTGTAAATCCTGAACTAGAAACATTTGTAATGATAAAGAAATCACCTGATTGAGCGTTTTGTATTGTAATTGCAATAGTAGGAAGAAAAGCATTTGCACCTCCCAGTGATGACGTTCCAACAAAGAATGGTTTACCAAAGGTAACTGTCTTACCAGAAGAAGATGTTCCAGACTGTTGTGGTGCGATGGAAGTTCCACTACCTGTCTGATAGTTCTGTTCTGTTCTTGCTTGAAATAATGCTATAAAACCTGCTTGTTGTACATTGATATTTTGAACAGTATTAGTTGTCTCCAATATAAGTTTAAATTTAAACCTTCTTCCCTTGAAATTACCATTTGCAAAATTATTAAATGCACCAAATGATCCTGATGCTGTCTGTGATGTTGCGACTTGTATCTGACAATTGACTTCATCTGCTGTTGCTCCGTCAAAATTGCCATCAGTTGCATAATCATCCCAAAAACTACCTGATGGGATAAGAGTTTCAATATCACTAGCAGTGTTAAAACCAACAGCTTGTATTTTTCTTGTTAAATCAAGAGAGAATACACCTTCCAAATCAACAATAGATGCAAATTCATACTCTCCACTTGCATTTGCAGATGGATCGGTGAGTTGTAAAGCACTAGCGGTATTATTAAAAGTTGTATTAGTTTTTGTTCCACTAAAAGGTGTTCCGAGCAAATCCTCTCTTTGTGTCAAAATTGTTTGGGTGTCAATTAGATCTGGTAAATCAATAATGATGCCTGTTTCTTGAGAACTAAAATTACCTTGGTCATCTTGAAACTTTAAAATATATTCTCCTTCTAAAAAAGGCACTATTGCATCAGTAGTATTACCAGACAAAGCAGATACAAGATCCACTGAATTCTGAAATGTGCCAGTTCCATCTGTTAAATTACTGTGCCTTACATAAACTCGTCCTCCATGTATAACATCAGGATCTACAGATTTTGCCCATCTAAGCCTGACTAATTTATTCGTAATTGGTTCTACAGATAAGTTTTGAACATTGCCTGGTGGATTTGATTTTCCAACCGCATTGAAAATTAAATTACTTGATGTAGCTGATAATTTCAAACCAGCATTATAAGAAAATACTCTAAACTCATAAGTACCAGCTTCAGTATTTAACAATTCAAAATCAGGTCTTAAGACATTTTCGCTGACCCAATTTGTGTTATTAAATCTATATTGAACAAGATATTGCGTAACACCTATAACTGGAATCCAAGTTAGTAATAATTTTGAAACAGCTAAACCATTAAGAATCACTATCATTTCTCTTGACTCACCATTAATATCTGAAACTTTTAAGTTAGATGGTGGATCTTTAGGTTCATTAAGCAATGAAATATTTCTTGTAGGTAAAGTTGTACCCTGATCAATATTTGCATACTTACCATCAATATATGTGAGTGCTGTAATAGCAAAGTTAATACCGTCCTGTTCTTCTACAGTGATAACTCTAAAAGTTTGAGCTTCAAGATCTGAACTTTCTATCATCCATATAGAATTAGTATTTGGTGCAGAAGAGAAAGCTGAACTTACAGTTATCACGGAACTAGAAATACTACTTATTGTTTTTGTTTCTACAGACCCATCGGGTAAAATTACACTGCATTTTTGATTTAAACCTGTAAAAGAATCTAAATCTTTAATATTATCTACTGTTATTGCAGTAGTCGTAGCAGATTTTATACGACCACTTCTTCTTTTATTTGCTCTTACTGGGTCGTTTATAGATATAACAGAACCAGGTCTGACAATCGCTCCAGCATCTATTGATGTCGTGAAACTAACTACTTCAGTCTCCTGTTGTTCACTAAACAGTATTGCTTTACCTAATCTTTGGGCTTGACCACGAGAAGTACAGGCAAATGCTTTTACATCTTTCTTAATTATTCCTAGCTTATTTTGGGCAGACGTGTCTTCTACAACCTCATAATCTATTTCTCTACTATCCATATTGAAATAGCTGACATTTATTACCGTATGTCTTTGTTTTAAACTGCTGCCTGAGTAACTAAACCCACCTTCACCTACATTCGCCAAGCTAAACAGATAACTTGGATCGGTGGGTCTATCTTGTGAGATAGTGACAGAACCTTCAGACCAAATAGGAAAACATCTCATCACTCCTGCTAATTCATTTATCAAGGTAAATGCTTCTGTTGATCCCTGTATATTTACATTGCAGCTAAATCTAGCTTCCTGTCCACCCTGAAAATCATCTACTAACTCATTGGCATACTTACTGGCAGCAATAAAGCTGAATAAATCTAGATTGCTGTCTGTGATATGCGTTCCAAAACCATATCTTTCGGTAGTAAGAAGATCAAGCAATATTAAGGCAGGGCAAGAACACCACTGAGCAGCACCCATAGTTCCATTGAATATGTAACCACTGGGATAGATAACTCTTCCTGTCTGTAAATCAACAGTGGGAGTCCCAGAACTGGAAGCACCTGCACCTGGGATTCTTACCTTTACACCACGAATACGAAAAGCTCTTTTTGGTATAGAACTAAATTGCTCAGAGTCTATTCTTAGATTTGTGTAGGCACTATCTAAATATCTTTGTTTATCATCAACAATTTCACTTATACTTGTCCAAGTAAAAGCATCAACAAGATTTGATGATGTGCTATCTGCTGTAACTCTTACAACTCTGATATCAACAGGGAAAGAACCTGTAAAGGAAACACGATATTCTTTTTGATACGCATCAGCAGTTCTACCTGTAATCGTGTCATTTATTACGTCTGTAAAACCACCGCTATTGTAATTAACTTGTATTTTTAAGTTGACAGAAGAACCTAATAAATCACCTTTATCAGTAGCTTTCTGTAACTGCGGAAATGTAATTGTAACTTTCACAGCATCGACATCAGTATTTGTTATCTGTCGAGTGACAGGAGAAGAATTTGTAACTGTAACTCCAACAGCAGTTGTTGATTGACTGCTTTCAATCCCTGAAATGTGTTCTTGGTTTGACGTTCCAAAACGAGGTGTGAACTCTACGTTTTGAAAATTAAAATCTGCTGTCTGTGGGCTTGCGTTATTTGCACTAGCATTTAAAACAGGAGTGTTATTTAGAAATATATCTTTTAATGCAGCATTGTTATAAGCTGTAGTTCCTTTTGTTAATCCTGCCTTTGATGGAGTAGCAAAACCTTCTATTTCACCTTCAGAGATAAGGTCTTGTATTGATGCAAATTGTCTGCTGTTTAATGTATCTGGTGCTCTGGTAGAAGAAGGTGGTGTTGGGGGAGGACCACCTGCTCCTCTAATAATTTTATCCGTCATGCTGATACCTGATTAGTGTCAATGCCTGCTGAGATAACAACCGATCCAGTGACAATCTCTCCGTAAACTATTGGGTGGCTAGTTCCTGCTCTTGATGTATTTTGCACCCCAGAGAAGCTAAATGATATTCTAGGATCTTGTTCATTGTTAAATTCTTGTGGTTGCGGTAAAGGAAATAACATATCTTGTACTCC